CCTGGCCGCCGCCGGGCGCGCCAGCGAACGCCATCTGGGTTGGCGGCTCCTGCCCGGCGGCCAGCGACTGGCGGATCTGCTGTTGAACCTGCGGGGGCAGACTCGGGTCGATGTAGGTCTGCTGTCCGTTGATCTGCTGGTAGCCGCCCTGCGGCTGCTCACCGGACATTGGCTGGCCACCGGCCTGGCCGCCGAGAGAGGCGTTGGAGTAGCGCCCCGTGCGGCTGTCGAACGTGACCTGCGTCGGCGTGCCGTTCACATCGATGGTCAGCGTGCGCTGGGTAGCGCCGGCGTCGTTGGCACCCAGGATCTGCGTGGAGCCATCCCGCATGATCGCCACGCGCTGGCCGTTCCCATCAACGTAGGTGGACTGGACGCCACCGCCGGCCGAGGACGGCTGGTTCTGCCCCACCGCCAGCACCTGGTCGACAATCGGCATCACCGCCGCGGCATCGAAATCGTCAGGGATCTGGCCGCCGAAGTTCCGCTTCAGGTAGGGCAGCGCGCTGCGGTAGATGCCGGCCTGCAGCTGCGGGTTCGCACTCGCCTGCTTGAGCGACTTGGCCAGGCCCAGGAGCTGCTGCTGCTGGCGGCTCCCCTCGGCCTGGTAGGTCTGGGCGGCGCGCGGGTCAAGCGCGTAGGCCCGGTCGGTGGCTGCCAGATCGCCACTGACGACCTGAGGCGCCAGCGACTGCAGCTCCGCCAGCTGATTGCGCTGCTCGCGCGCGGCGCGCTGCTGCTGCCCGAACTGGGCGCCCTGCATGTAGGAATTGAAGATGTCTGCCACTTCAGCGGCCTCCCCAGACACTGCCGGCGAATCCGGCGAGGTTGTTCAGCGTGTTGGCCTGCGCCTGCCCCTGCTGCAGGTAGGCAGAGGCGCGTGCGTTGCCGGCGTTGGTGAGCTGGTTGCCGATCTGGCCGGCAGTGTTCTGGCCCAGGCTGTTGAGCTCGCTGTTGGCTCCGCTGCCGAAGCCGGCCAGGCGGAACAGCGAGTTCTGGAAGTTGCCGAAGGCCTTGGAACCGAGGTTCGAGGCGAACGTCATGCGGTCAGCATCAGCGCCACCCGAGTACAGGCCGCCACGCGCCGCCGCGCCGCGGTCAAGGCCATTGATCCCCTCATCGCGTGCCACCAGGTAATCCGGCGTCTCGTAGAACTGGCTGTAGTCGGCCATCTGCGTGCCCGGGGTAACGGTGCCTACGCCGCCACCGGTGCCAGCCACGCCGCCAGCACCGCCGCCGGCAGAGAACTGCAGCGGAGTGGTGCCCCCACCGCCGCCGCTGGTGAAGAACCCCATCGGGTCCACGCTGGTGCCGCCGAACTGACCGGCCAGGTTTGCCGGATCGGTCACCTTGTCGAAGAGGCTGCGCTTCTTCTTTTTCGCCGGCTCGCCACCGGTGATGGTGATGCCGCTGGAAACCGGCGCGCTGTAGGTCGGCAGGCCATACATCCCGGCCAGCATGTTCAGCGCACCGGTGCCGGTGACCTGATACGGCATCGTGTCGGCGCGACTCTGGTTGTACATCGCCACCTGAGCGCCGATTGCCTCGCGGGAGGCGCCCATGGATGCGTTGGCGGCATTGCCGGCCGCGTCACTCTGCTGTTTGCCGGCGGCAAGACTCCCCACCGCTCCAACAATTGGACCTGCTGCAGGCATTTCAGCTCTCCAAAATTGAGTAGTCGTCGTTGGTCACGGCCCAGCGGTACGCCAGCCGCAAACCCTTGTCGCGGTTGCCCGCCTCGCAGCACCGCTGATATGCCCAGCGCGGGCCGTCGGTGCCGCGCAGCCAGAGATCGATGTCCCAGCTGTAGTGCTTCACGTCGTGGGCGATGCCGCCTCGCATGAACGCGGCAGGCTGCACATAATCGAGCCTGAACCCGACTCGCTCGGTCAGGCGCAAGGCCGGCACGTTGTCCACCGGCACCTTGGTGACGATCTTCAGGCACTCGGTCTGGCAGAACAGGTACTCAGCCGCCGCCCGGCAGGCATCTGCCACACGCGGCGTGCCCGGCAGGAACATGGTGTGCACTTCCATCACGCCATCACCCAGCCGGTGGAAGAAGAAGCCACCACCGTCGAACTCAAGGCAGATCCCCTGATCGAAGATCGCCGCCAGGCTTAGAGGCCCAGCAACCCCATCCGGCGCAATCCAGGGGCGAACGCGCGGGTCATCCATCACCGACTGTATGAAATCGGGGCTGGTGGCCAAACGCGGGATGAGAGACATCAGTCGTCCGTCTGCTCGACAGTAACCACCGCGCCCAGCAGGTCACGCTTGCGCGGCGAGGACACGGTGATCTTGAACACCCATTGGCGGCCACGGCCCATGCGCATCAGCTTCACGCGCTGCTCGTACTGTCCAATCTGGCCGATGGACCGGCGCTTCTTGTTCGACCAGTTGTGGCCCCCGTCCTTGCTGTAGCTGACTTCTACGAAGTGGTCGGTGTCAGCCATTTTCTGCTCTCACCGCGACGTAGATGTAGGTTGTCCCGGAATCATTGACTTCACCGAAGCTGCTGCCGGCGCGGAATCCACCGGCAATCAGCTGAACCAAATTGAATGAGGCAGACACGTTGTTGCTCAGGCTCATATATGCAAGCTCATCGTTGCCGGTAAAACCTGGGCTTCGGGTCGAATCCGTGACGAACTGGTTGTCTCCCCCGGTCAGTCCCTTGATCATGAGCATCTGGGGCTGCCAACCAAGAGCAACGGATGGGCCGGCGGCCGTGCCGTTGCCGACGTAGCTACCGCACTGAATCATCCCGTCAGGCGAGGCGTCGTGCGCGAGGACGAGCGCCGAGTAGACAGTTCCGTTCTGGTTGTACCGGGCCCCAACGGTGAATTCGGATGCAGTAGGTGACGTATTGCTCCATGCATCTGCGGCCGTCACAGGCACCTGAGGGCCATTTACTCGCAGATATTTTGTTTCGCCCAAAGACCTGTGGTACATGTCGATGAATACCCCGGCTGTCATCGCGGATATAAAAATCGCGCCCGCGGGGACCCCTAGGTCATGTTGGATGGTCCGGCTGCTCGATCCATCTCCAACCCAGCTTATAGCCCTAGCAAATCCTGCAGAGTTTCCAAACACATAACCGAAGTAGTTCTTGGAAGATTCGTTGAGCAGTGCAACTCCGATTGAAACGGATGACCCTGAAAGAGTGGTGGTCGAAGGATTCATACCGACGGTCCCGGAAAACGACTTTTCGTTGGCGGCGCCTGCAGCAGGTGCGACATAGAGCCGAGACCAGTCCGCTCCGCGCACACGCCCCATGTAAGCGCCACCTGAAGTCAGTCGCACGGTTGGAAGAACCCGCGGCTGTACAGCGTTCCCGGCGTACAACAGCACGTCGAATACGTCTCCAACGGTCTTCACGCCGACGTTAACGGTATCGGTCACCTCCGCATACAGGCCGTTCTGGTCAGTAACGCGGATAGTGAATGTTTTGGATTCGACCAACTCAAGAGATACGGCACTGATCACCCCGGACTGATTCAGAACCATTCCCTCCGGAAGGGAACCGCTGACCACCGCGAACGACTGAATCGGGGAGCTACCAGGCGTCACCGTGTACGCGTAGGGGTCGTAGGGGAACCCAACGATTCCATTCGGGGCATCGCCAGTGATGGTGGGACCAACTGGCTGCTCAGGGAACGGAATCGCCTCGGTCATCGGCCCCTGGCCAACGTCGAACTCCAGCTCAGCGAACGGCACGATGAGGCTGCTGCGGCTGTCCTGCAGGCAGGGCGAGGTGCGCTCGGAGACGAACTCCTCGTCCCCTTCCAGGTAGTAGTCCCAGTTCAACTCCCAGATGCGGCCATCCTGGAAGTCGCCGCCGTACCACTTTCCACCCCAGCGAATCGTGTCCATCAGCCGCCAGCGGCGCAGGCCGGGCGACTCACGGCGCGTCCAGAGGCGAGACACCACGTCATAGCCCCAGGTGCGGCCATCGGGCAGCGTCAGGTAGTAGATCTTGAAGCCGCGGTCCTCCCACGTGTGGGCGAAGGCCTCGGCCCAGTTCTGGCCGGCCAGCGCCTTCTCGATGGGCCGGGTTGAGATCGGCACCGCCGAGTAGCCGTCCAAGCGGTACACCACACCGTCGTCGCCCAGCCAGATCGGGCTGTTGTCCAGCTTCTTGATCGTGTGCCGGCTCGCGCAGCCGCGGTCGAAGCCGCACTTCTTTTTTTGGAAGGTTCCTGTGGCCTGCCCGGTGTTGTAGAAGAACTCCGTGGTGCGCTGGCTGAAGACCACCACCTCCTGCGCGCTGACGATCAGGCCCACGATGCGATCAGGCGCGGCCTCAGCCTCGTAGCGGTCCAGCGTGTTGTAGTCGGTGGCGTCGGCCAGGTTCGAATGGAACCAGTACCGGCCCTGTGGTTCGACGCCCAGCAGGTAGGAATCCAGGTAATCCGACGAAATCGACCCGGGGTAGCCCTCATCGGTGATCTTGGCGAAGGTGTCGGTCGATGAGGTGTAGACGTAGCCACCACCGCCCTGCCCGTTTTCAACCAAGAGCTGGTAGCCGGTCTTGAACTGGTTGTGCGTCATCGACACCCGGCCAACGCCGGGGATCACGCCCACAGGGACGCCAACGCCAGCAGGCGTGATCCGGAACAGGTAGCGGCCCGAAACAACGAACCGCCCGCCCTCCAGGTCGTGCATGCCGCGAATTGGACCCGTGCCGATCTGCTGGTACGGCTTCAGCCCCGGCGGCGTAGACAGCTTCTTCGGGGTCTTGGTGCCAGCCACCTCCGCCATCACCGGCAGCCAGTTCACCGTGTCCTGGCACGACCACGACAGCGCATCGTCGGTGTAGTAGCCGCCGATCAGGTCTACGGGTGTGGCGCGCATCAGCAGCCCTCGTCGCCGTTGTAGCTGTCGGTGTAGATGTTGTAGCGACCGCAGCGCGGCAATCGGGGGACCAGCACCAGCGGATTAGCCACCAGCACGTCACGGCGCAGATCGGCCAAGCCCTCCTGTGCGAATCCGACCACGTCCGCGTCGAGGCTCACGCCGTATTCTGCTCTGAGCATCAGCGCAAGATTGAAGGCGACGGCCTGCTCTGCCTCTGCGGGGATGGACAGCTCGTCAGCCGGGTTGTCCACGTCCTGCCAGCCCAACGCCAGGCCGTTGGCCTCCCAACGCCGCAGCATCCCGTTGAGGGCCTGCCGCGCAGTTTCGAAATCTTCGGCCTCCGGGGCCTCGTTTGAGTCCACGACGCGCAGCAGCCGCAAGGCTCTGCTCACGATGGTTGCTGCTGTGGTCATCGGGGACTCCAAAAAGAAGGGGCGCCACTCGGACGCCCCAATACCACTGACGGAACTGCTGGGTTACTTCTTCGCGGCCGGCTTGGCCGGGTCGGCAGCCTTCGGGGCCTCGGAAGCCTTGGCCTCCTTCTGCTCCTTTGCCTCTTCCTTGGCATCAGCCTCGGCCGTCTGCTTGGCGATGTCGGCGGCAATGTCCTGGCCCGGCAGATCGCGCTCGGCGTTCCACTGCTGGCCGTTGGCCTTCATGCCCTCCGGCTCATGCCAGCCCTCAGCCTTGCGGGCTTCGACATCGTCGGCATGCACCAGATCGATGCGGTCGCCGTCCTTGTTCACCAGGTACAGCGCGTGCTTCTTCTCGGTAGCCATTCGAATCCCTCCTTACGGGATCTGGCGGGCCAGGCCCAGCGCGACCAACACTGCACCCGCAGTGCCGGCGCCGGAGTTGGCCACGGTGATGGTCGGCTGAGCAATCGGCGTGGTTCCGTAGAAGCCCACCTTCTCGGTGTTGTCCTTGCCCAGGACAGCGCCATCGGACGTGCCCGGGGCCGCGGCCCACAGGCTGTTCTGGGTTTCGATTGCGAGTTGTGCCATTTCGATTTCTCCTTAGATGCCGGTGACGGTGGCGGGGATGCGAACGGCCAGCTCGGGCCGCAGGATGCCGCCGCCCCACACCAGGTCGAAGCGCGAGAGGTACATGTCGTTGACGATGTCGAAGCCCTGGGTGAAGCGCAGGGTGATGCCCTGGTGGGTGGCCTGGGCCGAGTCGACGCCGTGGTTGGCCGGCGGGGTCGGCAGGTCGGCGGTCACGAAGTAGAACGCGTCCTTCGAGAAGGCCAGGTTCTGCACGTAGTTGGTGCCGGCCACGCCGCCGATGGTGATCGCCGCGTTGTCGGCCGGCGCGTTGGACACGTTCTGCTCCGATCCGGTCACCACGATCTCCGGGGTGATCTGCAGCGCGGTGGCGCCGGAGGCCGAAGCCACGGTGACGGTGAACTTCTTCAGCTGGCCGGCCAGGGTCTTCTTGGTCTGCGGGTGGACGTCGAACACGCCGGCAATCGTGAAGGTGTCGCCCGGGTTGACCACGCCGGTGCCGGTATCCACTACCAGCGTGCTGCCGGACTGGCCAGCGCCGTTGACCAGGTAGCCTGCGCCGCTGCCGCGCGTGGTGGTCGCGGTCAGGTTGGACGAGTACCAGTCGAAGCCCAGCGTGTTGCTGGCCATCTCGCCTTCACGGTACTGACGGCCCACCTTCTCCTGAGCGTTGTACAGCCCCTTCAGGCTGTCCACGATGTCGATCTGGGAGTAGGTGTTGATCAGCAGGTTGCGGTCGTTGCTCGGGGCGAGCTGGCTGTTCAGGTACGCCTTGGCAGCCAGCGCGGTGCGGGCATCATCGAACGCACCATAGTCGCCCACCGCACCCGGGACCAGCGGGGTCACCTTGTTGATGAAGTCGGCTTCGACGTTGGCCAGGAGGTCGCCGATCTTGGGATCGATGAACTGTTCCTGGAAGTCATCGATCTGGAGGGCCATTTCGGCCGAGGTCGCGCCGGTATCCATGCCGTAGTACTGATCGACCTTGACCGGGATGGTCTTATCGATCTGCGGCTGCAGGTCCATGATGCGGCCCTTGCGGACCACGCCACGCTGCGGGACACGGACGGACACCTGGTCGCCGACCTTGGCGCCGCCCTTGTAGCCGAACGGGGTGTCGTACTGACGATTCACCATCTTCAGTACCTGGATCTTCTCAGACAGGACTGCGAGGGCGCGCTTGACGATGATGGAACTGGTGAGGAGCTGATTGCCAGCCATTGGGGTTCTCTCCGGTTATCGGTTTCGTTTGGCCCGCACGGCTTCGAGGTGATCGGCGACGTCCATGGACGCAAGGTCTTTGCGCACGGTCGATCCGCCGCCAACAGTCGAAGGCGGGGGCGGTGCTTTCGTGACGGATGTGGGCTTCGGGGGAGTTGCCGAGGTTTTTGCCGCGCTCATGGACGCTTCCAGCCGGCCCAGTGCAGCGGCGGCGGCGTAGGGCGTCATCAGCGAGATTTCGTGTGCGCGGTCGAGGTTTTCGGTCAGGTAGACAGCGATTTGTGGCCCGATGTCGCTGGTGCCGATGACTTCCAACATGGGGGGCGTGAAGTTGACGGGCGCCTGGATGGCGGCCTCCCATTTGCCCGGGTTGGCAGCTTGAAAAGCCGCCAGCCGGCCTTGGAATTGCTGCGACTGTTCCTGAGCTTTTTCCTGCTGGGCACGTTCTGCGGCGCTGGTTTCGCGTTCCGCCAGCGTCTGCTTCACACGCCACTCTGCGAGCGCCTCGACATAGGCGTCATGGTTGAAATCGAAGTCCTCGAACTTCGGCTTCTCACCTTGGCCGCCCTGTTTGGCCGCGCTGGACTGGCTCTTCTCTTCCAGTGCCTTTGCACGCTGCTCTGCAGCCTCTGCACGCCGGATTGCCTCGTACTTCTCCCGGGTCAGCTCGTTGATGCGCTTCCCAACGCCCTTGTTCTGGCGTTGAGCGGGTGCACCATCCCCGTCCGAAGCTGCCGAGTCTCCGGAGTCGTCCGACGGGTCAGCCTGCTGGCCTTCCTCGCCGGTTGCGGCGTCATTGCCCTGCTCATCGGCAGGTATTTCGGCTGTAGCTCCGCCCGCGTTCGGCGGCGCATCTGCAGTCGGGGTGGGATTGGACGCCTCGACGGCGGCGATGGCTGCTTGCAGGCTTTCGTTCATGGATGCGATCTCAGATCGGATAGCCCGGGTTACCGCCCGGTGCGGGTGGGCTCATGCCCTGATCAGCGCCCATAAAAAAACCGCCTTGCGGCGGCTGTTCTGGGGCGGGTTGAATCGGTGGTGGTGGTTGCATGCCTAGCAGCAGCTGCCGGGCCTGCAATTGCTGTTGAAGTTCGATGTTCTCGAGCTGCTGCCCCTCGGCCTGAGCGCCGTAGAGCGCGGCCTGTGCCGAACCCTTCTCGGCGTCAGCCACGTCCTTGGGATTTGGCTGTGGCGGCGCCGGAGGCTGATCGTTGTCGCCGGCAGGCAGTAGGTTCTGGGCGACCAGCAGTGCACGGTAGGCGTCCAGCACCTCTTGCATGCCAGGGGTGTCCATAGCCTTCAGGGCGCCGTAGCGAGCCAGCATGGCGTCAGGGCCATTGCCCTGTGCCAGCTGCATCATCGCGTCCAGCGTCTCCATGCGCTGGGTCGTGTAGCTCGGCCCAGTGGTGATGGTCACGTCATACTTGCCCTGGCGCAGGTCGTGCACTGTCACCCACTTCTTCTCGACCTCATCCCATACCGGCTTGTTGATCGACAGGAACTCTTCGGCCCCGTCCTCGCCCAAGATGCGGATCTGTCGCTCACTGTCGTAGATGTGGGGGATCAGGTCGTTGACGATGATCCCGGTGTAGAGGATTGCCCGGGTGATGTTGTCCTGGTAGTCGTAGTTGGCGACATCGCCCTCACGCTGCCGGGCCAGGATCGCCTTACCGCTCGTCTCGTTGCTGCGCGCGCCCAGACCTGCGTCGAAGATGCCGGTAGTGGCCTTGAGGTCGTCCGAGGACAACTGCAGCGCCGCCATGTAGCCCGGCGACATCTGCGGCGGCGGCTCACGCTGCGGCTTGAGGCCAGGCGCAGCAGGGTCAACGTTGTACGGGAGGCCGGGCGCGTTATCCACCGCCAGATCGCGCCACTCACGCTCGAAGCCGGCAATTTGCTTCGGTGTGTACATGTACGGCGATTTTGGCTGATTCGCGATGACCTCGGCGAAGTTGGACCGCTCGAAGTTGTAGAGCACCTGGGCGTCGCGGGACATCCGCGCCATGCCATACCACTCGTCGCGGCCATCGACGTGGACGATATCGCCCCAAACCGGCACCAGCGGGATGTACTTGCCAGGCCAGTCAAATGGCCCCTCAAGCGTCTCCTCGCCGCTGACGATCTCCATGGTGATCTTGTGCGTGTCCACAGACCGGCGGTCCTTGACCGTGACCGGCTCGCCCATCGGCTGGCCCATTTCGTCCAAGCCCGGGTTAGCCGCGGCCTCTTCATCGAAGCCCTCGGCATCTACCACCCGGCCATCGGACAGCAGCAGGATCTCCTTGGTGACCGGAACCTTCTGCCAGTACTCGGCGAACCGGATGGCCTTGTCCTGATACCAGCTGCGACAGTCGCTGGTCATGGTCGAGTCAAACGACACGATTTCTGCCTTGGGCCAGCGGGCTTTGAACTCGGCGCGCGGCAGCGAGTCTTCAACAAAGGCGAAACGGGCGTCCGATCGGTCCAGCTTGGTGGCCGAAGGATCGAAGCGCACCGCGAACGGGTTGTGCACCCGCTCAATGATGATCTCCTGGTCGAAGGTGTCGTCTGCGGTGTAGCCGGTCTTCACACGCCACACGCCGAACCCGCAGCTGACCGCGTAGAGGCCGCCCCAGTCGTATGCCTCGTCAGCCCGCGACTGTGCCTCAATGTTGCGGATCAGCCCCTGCCGGATCTCGGCCAGCTTTACGTCGCCATCCTCGCTGGCGCGGATCTTGATCGACGGGGTGTTCATGCGCATGTCGTTGATGACCTGCTTCACCGACACCCGCAGCTTGTTGAATTCGTACTTCGGGCGTGTCCCGCGCAGGCGGCCGAAGTTGCTGTCCCACTGGCTGCCGGCCACCCAAATGAAACGGAAATCGTCCAGCGCCTTCATGCGCAGCGAGGATTCCGCCGACTCGCAGTCAGCGAAGCGGGACCGCATCTGCTTGTACTTGTCCTCGGCGGTCGTGGGCGCCTTCAGGTCGTCTTCGACTTGCATTTACCAGGCGCTCCTGAAGCTAAGGGGTTTCGGCGCGACCTGCGCACCAATCGTTTCGAAATCAACCGCTACCAGACCGAACGAATCGGCCCCGTGGCTTGACCAGTCATGGTTTGGGCCAAACCCGATGTTTCTGGAGTCGTCCCGCTTCTCGTGGTACCAACCAAGCGCATCGCGCCCAGCCTCGGTGGCATCCTCAACGTCGCCAGCAGGCCCGTTGTTGAACCATATCGACGGGAACAGCCGGCGGACCGCCTCAACGCGCGCCATAGCAGCGCCAGCTCCCATGTTGGGTATGACCCGAACATCAAAGCCGGCCGTTGTCAGAGCGCTTTCGTAGCTCACCGCGTAAACCTTGTCGTGCGATGCCCCATCGTGAGGAAGGACGCATTGGCACCCAGCGAAGCCTGACCGGCGCAGCCATTCGACGTGCGTTGCCAAGGGCTGACCCACTGCTTCGTAGTACCGCAGAACGCGGACCTCGCGGCCCACGAACTGCACGATCCAGATCGCACAGGCATCCGCCTTGGCTCCGGTCCCGCCGATGTCCCAGTAAGCCCGGGTGGTCATCAGCGGGTCGGCGGCGACCCGGCTTATCCGGCCCTGTTCTCTCGCCTCAGCCAGGTGCTTGGCGAAGTAAGCGCCGGACACCGACGTGACGTAATCGCCACCCCAGATGTGGTTGTACTGGTCAGCCTCCATGCGCAGGCAGTCGAGCCGCTCCTGCTCAAGCTCAGCGGTAAACCATGGGTTGTCCTGCCAATTCGCCTTGACCACCGTAGCGCCGGTCGGAAGCTCTACCCCCCTGAGCATTCGGTCCACCGGGTCCGACTTGCGCCGCGGGTTCCAGCTGAACCACAGCTCGGAGCCCGGCGCACGGATCGTGGGCCGCAGCAGGCTCAGCGAATATGCCGTGCCTGACTGCGCCTCTTCCCACCATGCCCGCTTGAACCCTTCCAGCGACTTGATGCTGTCGGCCGTGTGGTCCTGCATGCCCTGGAAGGCAATCACGCCATCGCCCGGGGTCTGAATGGCTTCTTTGAACACCTTGAAGCCGTCTTTCTCACCCAGGCCCAAACTCTGAAGCTTGGCCTCAATCAGGCGCTTGCTGGACTGCTTCAGCGACTTCTGGACCTGACGGATGCAGACCGACAGAAGGCCCGCACCGCCAGTTTCGCCCGGCTCCCGGATCGCATCGTCAATCAGCATCTCGGCAAAGAAGTGCGACTTCCCCGACCCTCGGCCGCCCCATGCGCCCTTGTAACGGGCCGGCGCCAGCAGAGGCTCGAAGACCTCAGCCGTCGGAATTGCCAGGACGGACAATGGTCCTCTCCACTCGCGTCACCTCGGCCTTGATCGGGCCACCATCTGGGCCGGTCAACTCGGTCTGCTGCTTATCCCGCCACAGATCTGGGCGACGATTCTTCAGCCAGAAGATCGCCGCGGTGGTGTCTGGCGCAACCTTGGCTCGGAATGGCGCGTACACGGGACCTTCAGCGCCCGCAGGCATGAAGATCTTGACCTCCTCCTGCTCGTAACCGATTGCCTTCTGGAACAGGGAGCGCTCGACACGCTCGTCGGCGACCTCCTTGCCCGCTTTTAAGGACTGACAAAACTCATCGTGCTCCGCCTTCCAGCGGTAGATCGTTCTGACCTCAACTTCGAAGAAGTCCGCGATTTCTTGGTCAGTCGCGCCAAGCATGCAGAGCTTTCGCGCCTGCTCGACATACTCGGGCAGGAACTTGGTGGGCCTTCCGCCAGCCATCAGGTCGGCTCCACTACCGGCGGCATGGCCACCAGCTTGCGCGGTCCGGTAACCCAGCCCTGGTTCTCGAAGTAAGGAGCAGGCATCACGCGAACGATGTGCCACGCCGAATAGACGTCGCCGTTGTCCAGCTCCACATCCACGCGGATCCTTGCTCGCCCGCTGTACTGGGCGGTGATGCGCACCTCCACAGTGGTGCCGACGATCTCCGGCAGCGACATGGCGGCGGTGATCGTCTCCCAGCTCTGCCAGGTTGCCCGGGCGATGGTGCGCCCCTTGGCGATGACGCCACTGAAGTCGGTCACCAGCTGACGTGACTCGCTAGCCATCAGGCTTGCCCGGAAGACCCGATCCCGTTGGTAGCCCGAGACGATGTTCCGGGTGGCGCGGCCCATGTCAGCCATGCTCAGCGCCCCAAGGCTCGGATCTCGGACATGCGGGTGTCGCAGTCCTCCAGGGTCAGCAGGTTGGCGTTGTAGGCGCTCACCACCGCTTCAATCGTGCGGGACTCGGCGCGCTTGGCCGGGCACGGCTTGGTCAGGCGGGCATCGACCGGCACCAGCTTCTCGACGGTCACGTGCACGACCTCGGGCAGCTTGGGCTTCTCGGGCTCGTGCGCGCAGCTGGTGAGCAGCGCCAGGGCGATCAGAGCAGCGGAATGGAATCGCACAGAGCCATCTCCAGTTGGGTCCGGCATGCCGGAGTGGTCTTTGCGGCCTGCAGCGCCTTCTCAGCCGCGGTGGCGCGGCGCTGGCCGGCGGCCGC